ATACGTTGATGTACCATTTCGATACGACGAACAGAATTATCTAAAGTACTTTCTAGTACAGCTAGTTTTGTATCCTGTTCTGCATCTTTGTTAGTAAGGTCACTCATCTTTCAATTCATCGAAAGCCATACGCATTATATAGACGATGTAGTAACTTACCCCCGCAAGAAGTATTACAAGACACCAGATAATACTCCAGGTCACATCATTAACATCTTCTAATGGGCGTAAAAATAAATTCATGAGTTTCTAGGGTCCATCCCCAACGATATGAGATAGTCAACCCACCAGTCTTGGTCCTTTATGTATCTCCAATTGGGGACCTTCTCACCCCTCTCTACTGTATAGTATTGATAAAGGGAATCATCGATAGTCTGTTCTATCTCCATATTCTTCTTCCTCTTCATCAACATCTGCATACGCGTCTGCCAGATAGGGTCCTCGTTTTCTAAAGGGTTCTTTTCGGACATAATCGGATTCCGTTTTAATTGCCGATGCCAACATAGTCAACTTCATGACTATGTAAATGATGACTATTGGTGATAAACATAGGATGAGGGTGAGTTGATACTTCATGCATCTTCACTCTCCCAGAAGTCGTTCCAATCCTCCTTAGAGTTTGTTACGTCTTCCCACCCTGGTTCATACATTGGACACGGTTCCTCAAAGAGGTGACCCATCCTGAGTTGGAGGATTCTCTCTTTAAGATCTTTGTAAAACTCTCT